GGCGGATTTTTGTCTTCATCCGTGGGTTCCGGACTATATCCGCCACCGGCCTCAAGCCTCTCCTTATCCTCAGCCTGCGCCTTCCTCTTGGCTAAGACTTTCTTCTTCAACTTGTTCGCCACTTTGTTCATTAGTTATCTCCACTGAGTGTCCGTCAATAGTTATACCCATGGCCTCATGATTTATATTGATCGTGAGACCGCCTTTAACAGTTTCTGGAACCGTGAACCCACTATGTTTTGCCATTAGATCAATGGCTTTCGCATGTGCGGCCATATTAGTGACCTTCCCGGACCATGCAACACCATCCCGGTCGACACCAACAACATCCATTTCACCCTTAGCCCGGGGTAGAAACTCATGGAGAAGTTCATACTGGACCATATCCCTGGATATAAGGGATTCATGAGCCAACTCGTCAGTGAGAAGCTTAATGAATTTGGATATGTCTGGGTTCCGAAGAAGTCGGATACCGGAATCTGCGGAAAGTTTGGCAACAGTGGCCGCTCGACGATGATCAAAGTCGACTAGGTATTCAAAACAGAACAACCTACGCTGCGGATCGAGCGTTTTCTCTAATTGTTCGAACTCGCTTAATTGCGACGATTCTGTTGTCTGAACTAACCCTTGCTCGGCCAATTTCAATCATCCTTTGATTGAGTATAAAGGTGCGCTCCTCCAGATTCAGAGGCTCGATAACTTCTGTCACCGTTAAAGGCGGCAGGTCTCGAAAGAATGAGTCGCGCATCCCGAGAGTATACCACACCCCCAGGGGGGTCTGTCAACCCCCCGTTCCCTACACGCGCATGCGCGGAAAAAAAGAAGAATCGGCAATGGCGCGCAGCGAGTTGAGGTCGAGGGCGCGTGGAACCCCCATAAACGTGGAACGCGCCGCTGGGTTGGGGGTGTACCCCCCTGCTGTTGGAACCGGGCGCGTACACACGCGGTTAATACCGAGCGCGTCGCGCATGGTGTATACCGGGCGCGCAAGGCGACCCGGCTCGGCGCTGCGTCGCAGGCGCGGCGAGCGCGACGCGCTCGCGTTGCGGGCGCGCATCTTGCGCGATGCATCGCCGACGCCGGACTTGCGTCGGCGGCTCGGCTGTGCTACCCTGGGGGTGCTGGCGGCGCAGCACGACGCGTCGCTGGTCGCCGGACCGGGGCGCAATCCCGCGTCCCGGCAGGTGCAACGCAGGGGACACGCAAGTGGCCAAAGCGAAGCAACCCGAGCCGCAGGGGAAAGCGGAAGAGCAACCCAAGACGGAAGTCGACGGGACGCCCAAACGGAGCAAGTCAGAACAGCTCCGGTTGTACAAGGCCCGGTACACGACGTACCAGACCGCCAACGGGAACCTGAGTATGGACAACAACGACGAAGTCGCTCTTGCCCTACGAGGGGCCAGTCCGGAAGCCGTGATGACGGCAGCTGAGAAGCTTAAGGGACTGGAGCCGGGAACGCTGACCGCAAGGTACGCCAACCGGAACCAAGGCGCGAAACGGATGAACGCAGGGAACATCATCCGGGGCTGCGTACGGCGCAACACGACGCTACAACAGGTCAAGGATGCGCTGTTGGACGTTAGCAAGGCACTGAACACGCCGAGCTAACGGGGAACGGCCCCGGGGCAACCCGGGGCCAATCTCGAACAGTTGGGAACCACGCTACCTGAGATGCGGTCACAGGAGGAGGGAGAGCGGGCAACTTTCGGAGACACGTTTCGCCCGCGCCCGGGCGAGGGAACGAGTTTTGAAGTGGACTTCCCACGGAACCTGAATGGCTTGCAAAGTGGACTTGGGAACACATTCAGCACGACGACGACTTAGGAAGTGGACTTGCGAACAAGTTCCCCCGGCCCCGGGAATCAGAAGCGGACCAATGGAACTAGGGAAGCAGAGCGACAACCGCAGACGGAGGCACCGGTGTTCGCCAACCCATTAGCGGGGAGCGACTCCTTATATGGTCCTTCTCGGGCGACGCATCCGTAACCCAGCGGCGAGGGGGGATCCCTTCCTGCGCGAATACACCCCCCTCTCTTCTCTCTTCTCTCTAGTTCTTAAAAAGAAGGACCAGGAAGACCACGGAGACCCGCCCCGAACGACGGGGCCTGAAACACAGAACATCATCAAGACCGGTCTCGCTGGTCCTTCTCCTCAGTTGCCCTCAGCGGCAAGAGACACGTTGAGGGGATTATTCCCAAGTTCGAGAATCAATCACACGCCTTCTGAGCGGGACCGGTCTCGCTCGTAATTTATTTATCACGCGGCTCTTCTGGGCAGAGGCAACTAGGGCTTGACAGCGCAGCCCGCCTGTGTTATAATGGGGGTGCGCCCCGGCCCCCCGGTCGGGTTTCGCAACACAGGAGACAGGAAATGTCGAAATGGCATACAATCTTGAAATGTGAGAACTGCGGCGCGAGCGGCGTTCTTGAACACGACGAGGAAACATACCCCGAATACTGCCCGCATTGCGGGTTGGACGGGAATGGGGCCGCAGGTTCGCAAACAGAAGCGAGTAACACAGGAGCACAACAATGAACCATCTGAACATCACACACAACACGACCGAGGGCGAGATTCAGCAATTCTGCAACTCGAACCCCGGATTCTGTCGGAAGACGATAACAGCGCAGGCGCGGCACGAACGCCACGTGAAGCGCATCAAACACAAATACGCTAAACAGGGGCAGGAACGTGACGCAACGGCAAATTAAGTTCCTTCGGGCGTTGCTAAACATGGCAATAGAAATGGACCGAATACTCGGAATGGACGAGTGGACAGGTTGCGAGGAGTTTGAAACCTGGACCCGGGACGAAACAATTGAACTAGAGAAACTACTAGAAGAGGTAGGAAGATGACAACAATGGAAGAAATGCACGTAGTTCTGAGCGTGTTGGACGGGCCAGTTCCGGACGGACGTGTTTATACAGAACTCGAAAGCCACGAGTTGGCAATCATAGTGGAAGCACTAGATAACCAGCTAGACAGCTTGATAGACACGAAACGAGACCTCATTCCAGACGAGGTGAAATTCCACGAGGAATACATAGAGGAAGTAGCAGCAACCCTGGAGAAGATCAGGGAATTTAACAAATAGGAGATAACATGAAACTCACGGTAATCGTGGGGTTAGCAAACGACGCGGAAGGGGAGCAGGAAACAGTACAAATTGATTCCTTTGTTCTTCTCTCCGTGTTACATGCAACCCTGAAAACAAACGGGTACGTGTTCGAAGTTCTAACAGGCACGAACCCATCTGAAGTAAGCCCACAGGAATACGAGGAAGCTTGTAGAGAACTCGGCCTACTGTTTGGGTTCATTGATAACGCACTGAGGTCAGAACTCTCAGAGGAAGAAATGCAGAAGCTACACTAACAGGAGCTAGAAATGAGTGAGAAACCCCAAACGGGGCCGAACATCACCAAATTGGCCGAACATATAAAGGAATCCCTCACGGGAATCGACTTTATTGGCCGGGATGGGAAGCCTTATGAACGCGATTATGAAGCGGACGCACGTTGGTACACCGCTTACCAAATGGCAGAAGACATGGTAATGACCTACACGGTAAAGGATTGGGCGTATTACACGCTCGATGGAATGCAACCACTAACCGATGAAGACGTCAAGGAGTGGTTTCAAGCGGAAGATGAAGAAACTGGGGACCCACTGGGTTACATGGAATGGCCCGCCCCGGAGTTATTGATTAAATTCTTCCACGGCTAACAGGAGGCAACATGTATAGAATAAAATGCCGCGTAAGCGGCGGGGTAACAGGAACCCGAGAATCCTATATGAAGGAAAGAGGAGTTGTGCAGTATTATGCAACTAAAGCGGGCGCACAGGAAATAGCGGACCATAACAACAGAGTGAGAAACGGACCGTTTAGAACAGCGGATTTCAAATACACGGTCGAACCGGGCTAACATGCAATATCATCCAACCACAACACGAACCATTTGGATTATTCTTGCCGTTTTAGTTCTAATTAACATGATTCCGTGGTTTTGGTCGTAAACTAGGGCTTGACAGGGGGCCGCGCCTGTGCTACAATGGGCATACCCCCGGGGGGTCCGGGGAAGGAGACTGTAATGCCAGAGAACTGCGAAATGAAGGTAAGAGAGGGAATCCTCACAATTGTGGTGAACCTTAACGAGAATCTGGGGCTTAGCAAATCCCAGAAATCACAGGTAATCGCAACGACCCGGGGTAACGCCCGAGTCCCAGGCGCGGAAGACATAATGATCGGCCTGAATGTCTACAAGAAGGTGTGATCGCTGGTTGTCCCTTCAACGAGGGGGCAACCTGGGAATCATCCCACAGGAGCTTAAAATGTTCACACAGCAGTTGAAGGAGAAAATGGTACGCGAATCGGAAACGCTGACCAAACAAGCCAGTTGGTATCACGCCAACAAGGTTGAAATAGGCCGGATTGCCACAGGGTTGAGCAAGATAGACATCAACGGAGCGGAACTCTGCGGGGAGTGTGTTGATCTTTTCATTTCGGGAGATAAACACGTACTGAATGCAATCTTCTCGGTCTTTCGTAAGTTGGGCTACGAACCCACTAGCCGCCCGGGTAATGAGCCTGAATCGTCGTTTACTTGCCATTGGGAGCACCCGACAGAAAATGCCAGATTCTGGCTCAGTTTCTCGTCGACCAAATGCACCCGAATCAAAATTGGCACGGAGACCCGGGAAATTGACATTTACGAAACGGTGTGCGAATAACAAACAGGAGTCAAGCATGAACCGAATAGAGAACTTGGCAGTTGCAAAACTCTCGGAGTCCCTTGTGGATGCCGAGGTAATTGCAAAGTCAATGGTAGGGAATGCGATCGCAAGATCGCAGGACCTGAACATAAATCCAGTCATAACTCTTCTTGTTATGAAGTCTATTTGCCAATTGGCAATCGATGATTACGCTATTCAATTCAACCATAGACACAGTCCGGGACCCGACTTCCTGGATAAGATGGAAGAGATGATTGTGGACGTAATCAAATCAACCTACAAGATCCACAAGGAAAAACGTGCGAATGAGCGATAATAAGCTGGGGCCAATTGAGGGTTACGAGATAATCGTAGCCCTCCGGGGTGTTGAAACTTTCAAACAGGTGAAGATAATCCGTCTTTCCCTGACCAAAGTGGGCGGTGCCCACGTAACGAGACCCGACGACTTGATCAAGCAAATCGAGGACGCCGTGTTTCTCAATCTAGAAGGAGCTAAATGAAAACATGACAACCACACCAGCGGGTTCATTAGAACCCATAGCTGGTCACGGCAAATGGCACGAGGGAATCGATGCCGCAGGACTGAAACAACTCGTAGGGATTGCGAAAGATATCGATAAGACAATCGATTCCACAGTAAAGAGTGTCGCCAGAGGTAAGATAAGGGTAGGCAAGCTTCTATTAGAAGCGCGTCAATTCTTTCATGTTGATAAAGAGTTTGGAACGTGGCGTAAAGAAAACACCATGATCCAATCGAAGCAACATGCCCATTACCTCATGCAAGTGGCTAAGCGATTTGGAGACGCCTCCAAACTCATCGACGGGATAAATTTTTCCGTTATTCAAGAACTTGTGCTCGCAGAACCCGAGGACATACAATGGGTCGAAGAGCGCATCGATAAAGGGGACCCACCAACGGTGGAAGAAACCCGGGCCAGGGTAAAAGGAACCAGCAAGAAAGGACTGGTATTGAGTGGCAAGTCCAAGCATGAACCACCCAACGTTCCCATAAACTCGCTGGTACAATTAAACTTGGCACATCGAGTTGATCATGTACTGGAACAGGGGATTAAGGGAATAGAGGGGCACTACGTAATCCTGGGAATGGACCCAGACCCACAATGCCCTAGTCACCCAGACACGCTCATGGCAATAAGAACGCAATGGTTGGAGGAAGCTGGCGATGATGATAACCTAGCACACGTGGTTGATACATCGTACAGTGCTGTTTATAAGGAGTTTAGTAACTGGAAAGGATAGTAAATCGCCAGAAGGAGGAAGTGATGTATGACGTAGAAAAGAAAGTACCAATACCGTCCGGTGACAAATATCCATGGAAGGATATGAAAGTCGGTGATTCATTTGCCACAACCGGTGGAAGAGAAGGTTTCGATAAAGCCGGTTTTGCCTCAAGAAGGTACGGCAGAAGAAACGGTACGCGATATTGCCAAAGATGGGAAAAAGGAAAAGGGCGCATTTGGCGCGTCGAGTAAACCAGGGCTTGACAGACCCCATGGGTAGCATGATATACTAGGGGTACGGTGGGGGCTAGAGATTTATAATCTACTGCTTGCGTTTCTTAGTTGTCGCAGCTGGAGCCTCCATTTTTTTAACCACAACGCCAGAAGGAGAAACTAATGGCAAACGCGAAAGAAGGAACGGACGCACCGAAAGAAGTGCGGGTAAAACCGGACCTGTCCAAATACGTGAAAGGCGTATCTGGTTCAGGCAAGAAAACCATGCGGACCAACGATGTTACCGCTATTGCACTTGACGGGTTCACGCTCGACGAAGTGTACGCGGTGGCACAGGTAATGACTGATACTCCGGCCAAGGAGTTTCATGCCAAGTACGATCACCTGAACGTCGGCATGCAGCGGATGAATCTGGGTAACCGGATTCGTGGTGCAATCGCCAAAGCTGACAAAGCCCGGGAAAAGGACAAAAGTCGGGCAAGCGGTGCCAAGCTGCTTGAGGTAGCTTGCGAGAAACCCCGTGTGGCAACAATTGCCCGGGCCAAAACCAAAGCTAACAAGGCTGCAGAAGCAGCCAAGAAAGCAGAGGCCAAGGCCAAGGAAGAAAAAGGCAAAGCGAAAGCCGCGTAAGTGGCCTTCGAGTTCAAGCACCCTCCAATGGGCCACCAAACGGTGGCCCTGCGGAAGGCTTGGAAACTCAAAGAATTTGCTCTGTTCCATGAAATGGGAACAGGAAAAAGTTATACTGCAATCAATTTAGCCGCAGCACGTTATAAAGCGGACTTAATAAACGCTCTTATAATAATCTGCCCCACTCCCATCAAAAATGTTTGGTATACCGGGGAAGGTACCTGGCTCAATGAGGCTGGTGAATTACAGGGTTCTGAAATCGAGAAGTGGTGCCCTGTCGATTATTCATGCTGGGTTTATGCTTCGGGCGACCAGCCTTCAATATGGAGTAGGGAAAAACGCGATGAACTTAAAATCTTCATCTTCGGTGTCGAGTCATTATCCATCGAGAATGGACGCTCTATGCAAGCACTGGAATATTTCCAGCGATTTCACCGATTCATGTGCGTTGTCGACGAATCATCAAGAATTAAAAATTACAAAGCCATCCGGACCAAAAACGTTATCAAAGTCGGGGGATGGGCAAAATACCGAATGATCCTGACCGGGACCCCGGTTACTCAAGGTTTGGAAGACCTCTTCGGGCAATTCAGATTCCTGAACGAGAACATCGTCGGATGCAGAAATTTCACCGTCTTTAAAAACAAATACTGCGTGATGGGTGGATTCCGGGCTAAACAAATCATGGGATATCAATTTCAGGAACACCTGTTCGATAAAATCCGCCCCTATGTAGATTATGTCACCAAAGAGGAATGCCTGGACCTACCAGACAAACTTTACCCTGCTACAGTTATTGTGCAACCCACAGATAATCAGAAACGAGTGATGACGCAACTTAAGCAGGAATACGCCATGCAGGACGGTGATGATGAAATCACCGTGAGCACAGTGCTCGAAAGAATGATGAGGTATCAACAGGTCATAGGGGGATCGTTCCCATTTGAAATTGAAGGGGAATACGATACTAAACCTATCCCCGGTGGGAACCCAAAAATCGATGAAATGAAGGAGTTGATAAGTGGACTGGCGGAAAGTACCAAAGTTATCATATGGGCTAGGTTTACACCAGAAATTGGATATATTAGAGAGGCCCTTGACGCCGAGTACGGAAGAGATGCAAGTGTGGAATTTTATGGCGCAACCGATAATGAGGCACGTATCGAAAATGTGCGCCGTTTCCAAGGAGACCCCACGTGCCGTTTTATCGTCTCTAATCAAACGGTCGGCGGGTATGGACAGACTTGGACAGCTGCAACTTACGTTATCTACTATTCCAACTCATTTTCATACGAGGATAGGTACCAATCGGAAGATCGCGCTCATAGAAAAGGGCAACATAATCACGTTACGTACCAAGACATTGAAATGGCTGTACCAGAAGATAAGATGATCTTGCGGGCAATCCGTAAGAAACGAAATTTAGCAGAAGAAGTAGAGGAAGCTTTATCATGAAAGATATGACCGCAACTGAAGTTCGAGCACGTGTTGCTAAGTGGAATCATAAGTACGCATTAAAGTTACAAAAGCGAGCGGAGGAATTTTATAAGAAAATGATAGAAGCTTTGTCATAAACCAGGACTTGACAGACCCCCCGGGGTCCGTGGTATACTAGTCGTACGTGGCACCGCTGGTCCACGTTAACACAGGAGCAAATCATGAGTCAAGAAGAATTGGACGCTATGCGTTCACACACAGCCAACTTTAGTTACAATCAGCTTGTAGCTATGATGTTGGAGTTGCAAGATCAACACTCCCAGGCGAAAGTACAAGCTTCCAGGGCGTGGGATGCGGTTTGCATATTAACTCGATCCATAATACCGGAGCGATTTGATAAGGACCAAATCCAAAACATCACGGTAATCCTACCGGATGGCAGCAAGAAACAGATGTTGGTACTTTCCCAAGTCAGTGTTAAAACTCCACCGGAGAATAAACTGGCGCTCTGGGAATGGTTGCGTGAACACGACGCAGCCGAATTGATAACTGAGACAGTCAATTCTAGTACTTTAGCGGCTTATATACGTGAGCAAATGAAAGAAGGGGAGGAGTACCCAAGCGACTTACTGGAAATCAGCACGTATGACACCGCTTCGCTTCGCAAGGCCTAAATGGCTCCTGTGTCCCGGTTTTGGTCCTCCCGGTTTGCGGAAATTGGACCACTTATTTACATGGCGATGGTTCCTTGCCAAAACTAGGGCTAGAACGTTAATCAGAGAAAGGAGAAAGGAGAATGGCAAAAAGTAAAGAAGTAACAGTGGCGCAAGAAACGGCGTTGGCAGAGAGACCTTCGTGGATGGGTGAAGGTACCCGAGGATCAGAAGAAGTCGGTATAAACGACGTAACGATCCCCCGGCTGTCAATCGTTCAGGACCTGAGTCCTCAGCACAAGAAAAACAAGGCTGAGTACATTGAAGGTGCTGAAGTGGGTATGCTATTTGATACAGTGACCAACCGGCTCTATGAGTCCTCGGTACTGTTCATTCCGGTGTACTACCGTCTTGAGTGGGTAATATGGAAGAACAGGGATGCTGGTGGTGGCTTTGTCGGGGCATACTCGACACAAGAACGTGCCGTGGAAGCGGTAGGCGACCATCCTAATGCCGGTCAGTTGACCGAAAAACAGGAACCAGTGCTCGAAATCCAGGATACAGCCCAACAGTTCGGGCTGCTATTGGACCCCGACTCACTCGCTGAAGACCCACGAACCACTGAGATTGTTATCTCAATGTCCCGATCTCAGTTGAAACCGTCCCGTCAACTCAACAGCATGATTAGAATAGCGACCGGCGATCGGTGGGAGCGTTATTACAAGCTCTCCGCGATTGAGGCGCAAAATCAGGCTGGACAGGATTACTTCAACTGGAAAGTCGAGCAACTCGGCTTTGTCTCGGAGGCAATCTATGCACAAGCAGAGAGCCTGTACGAGGCGGTTAAGGCTGGAATACGCGGCGTAGATCGCGGTGCCACCACAACCGAAGAAGAGAAGGAAGAGGCTGACGATAACATGTAGGTAACTTGGGGTCCCGGCGACGGGACCCCTCTTTCACGCCAGAGGAAAGGTTATGAGTACACCGAAAGACGCAACACCCACAGAAAAAACAGTAAAGGAACTTTTAGTCCGCTCTGTGGAAATTTTATTCACAGGAAAGGGCAATGGCGGTCGATCATTAATCAGAGATTTAACTAAAGACCAATACGTAAGGTTGCAGAAATGTACCAGTGTTGACTATAGTGCCCTGATAGCGATAAGGGAGAAACAGTAATGGCATTTGAACACAGGGACAACAGCGGATCAATCTTCAAAAATCAATACAAGACAGAAGATAAACATCCAGACCATCAAGGGGCATGTAAAATCATCTGTGAAAAGTGTGGTCATTCAAATGAACTACGTATTTCTGCGTGGATCAATGACCTAAAAGATAATACGGGCAAATACTTCGGATTGATGTTCAGTAAGCATCAACCTAAGGAGCAATCCACCCCGGTTGGACGAACTGAGGAAGATTTCGACGACGACATACCCTTCTAATGTACCCTGACCTCCGTCAATACTCGTACTTTGCGTACGATACGGAGACAACCGGGTTACGATATCCGATTGATAAGGCCTTTGCCTGTTCAATAGCCGTACCCGGGGATGCGTGGTACTTCGATTTCCGGCGGCAGCCAAAAGCCATCGAGTGGCTAAATGATTCGTTCCAAGCCTTAGACAAGCTTGGTGGAAGTGATGCTCCGCGAGTCATTTGCCATAACGCGCCATTTGACGCGTGTATGTCGGCTGTCGCCGGGATTTCTATTCCCCTACACTTATTAGACGACACGGTGGTTCGTGCTTGTCTTATCAACGAGCATGAGGCCACTAGATTCCCTTGGAATAAACACGGAAAACCAGGAGGTTATAGTCTTGATTATCTATGTCGAAAGTATATAGATAAGGGTAAACTAGAAATTGATATAGGTAATATAGCCGACCTCCCCTACGAGGAAGCTGCAGAGTACGCAATCCAGGATGCGGTGCTTACTCTAGAGCTTTGGGAATGGCAAAGACGCCAGATCGAAATTCAAAAGCTAGAGAAGATCGAGCGACTTGAACGTCGCTGCATGCCCGTAATTATAGAGTCCCAAATGAAGGGAATACGGGTCGACCTCGATGAAGCAGAGAGCGCAATGGTGCGAATGACACCCCACATCAAAAAGCTTCAGAACGAAATGGATAAAATGGCGGGGTGGGAATTTAATGTGAACTCCGGTCCCCAGATGGTTAAGCTATTTAACCCAACTAGGACTAAATCAGGCTGGTGGGTTGAACAAAATAGAATTGGTGAAACGGATAAGGGAGCACCAAGCTTCCGAAAGGAGTATCTTGAAGAACTCGCAAAATTCGACCCACGTGCCCGACTGGTTACCGATATACGGTCCGCTCTCAAGACCAGGGACACATTCCTGGCTAAACACATACTTGAACACGCTATCGGGGACCGAGTGTACCCAACTATCAACCAGACAGTTCGCGAAACAGGTGGTACTAAATGGGGTCGCTTATCGTATGTTGACCCAGCCATGCAGCAAATTCCTAGCCGTGACAAAGTCACAGCAAGTATTGTTAAACCGTGCTTTCTCCCGGATGAAGGTCAAGTCTGGGTAGACTATGATTTAGCTTCTTTCGAAGTTAGGATATTTGCCGCCTTAGTAGGGATGTATAATAAGTATCTCGTTAGACTTTATCAAAAAGACCCACACCTGGACTTCCATGCCCTTGTAGCTGAACTTACGGGACTAAAACGTAATGCGGAGTATGGTGGGGAACCCAACGCTAAACAATTAAATCTCAGCATGATCTTTTCTCAGGGTGCTGGGGCAACTGCTCAGAAGATGGGCCTTAAAACTACAGCTGCGGAGTTTATAGATGAATGGGGAGACACAATTAAATACCAACGTGCAGGTGACGATGCGTATCGAATTATCGACCAGTATCATGCGAAGGTCCGGGGGGTACGCAAGTTGGCTGAAACGGCTCGCGAAGTCAGTGAGCGAAGAGGGTATCTGCGAACTAAGTATGGACGCCACATTCGATTCCCCAAGAAGTACAAAACCTACAAAGCTTCGGGCATCCTTATCCAGGCAACATCCGCAGATATTAATAAAGAGAATTGGTGCTTAATAGACGAGGCACTTGATGGCAGAGGGAGGATTATACTTAATACACACGATAGTTATGGTACGTCAGTTAATATTGACACAGTTGATAAGATTAAGATAGACGTCACAGGGGCAGTTGAACGGGAATTTTTAGGAGTGCCGTTAATACTGGATTGTAATGGAGTAGGGCCGAACTGGTGGGCGGCTTTGGGAAATTAGGGGATAGACGTGTTATTACCAATGAACGATATCCGGGAAATCGACCGGATTAAAGACTTTGAGACAAAGATTCATCAAGCCGCGCTAATGTACGTGCAGCAAGGTATAGCTATAGTTCCATTGCGCCCCGGCAGTAAGATTTTACCGGAGCGCAAAACCGGCATTAATTACTTTTCAAGGACGATCAAACCCAAAACCATGGATAAGTGGTTCGGGGAAAGAGGGAGATACCGGGGATGGAACATCGGGATACCTTGTGGAGAGGACTTGTTCGCCATCGATTTAGACCTACATGGTCGGGAAAATGGGATCGAACACTGGACGGAGCTTGCTGGTGGCAGAGAGCTAAACTGCCCTATCCAGAAAACCCCCACGGGCGGTCGCCATATGTTGCTCCAATGGCGGGAGAACCTCACGAGTAGCTCCGGGAAACTCGCCCGTGGTGTCGATACCCGTGGCGGTGACGGACAGCCCCGGTCCCATATCGTAGCTTGGCCCTCCCAGACCGAGGATGGAACCTACCAATGGATAGAAGGGGGTGACATACCCGAAACACCTGAGTGGGTTAGTGACATTATGGGGGTACCTTGGGCCTCTAAACCAGGGCGTGGTAACGAGGAGGTTGGGCAAGATGACGAGGAATTCAAGTATAGCACCAGCCAAATTGCTGCTATGCTGGACCACATTGACGCCAACGTTCTATCGTACGAAGAATGGCTATATGCTGGACAGGCAATTAACTCACAGCACCCTGGTAATGATGGTCTCCAGTTATGGGATACATGGTCTGCTACCGGGGATCGTTATATAGCTGGCGAATGCGAGAAGCGTTGGCCTGGTTTCAACCCAGCGGGCAGTATAAGAATTGGAAGTCTTATCTATTTCGCTAAAGAAGGCGGGTATGACCCATCAAGTGATCCAGCAAGGGCCGGGGATTATATCGACTTGGTAACGGCTATGAATGAGGACAATGCCGTACTCCTGACCGGAGGTAAGATACGAATCGTACATCGGGACAAGGTGGGCGGAATCCACATAATGGGCACCCAAGATTTCAATACTCTGATGTATAATCGCAAGGTATCAGTTCCTCTAAAGAAAGGCAAGACGCCAACTGAGGCTGACATTTGGATGGCCCACCCAGACCGGCGTGAATGTATAAGGGGTATGGGCTTCTTTCCAGATGAAGGGTTATGGCACGATAGCTATGTTAATCTGTGGCAAGGTTGGGGGGTCAAACCAGAGGAGGGGGACTGGAGCCTATTTAACAACCACATCAAGGAGGTACTGTGCGAGGACAATGAGGAACTACATGATTTCGTCCTCGATTGGGTAGCTGACATAATCCAGGACCCAATGACACCAAAGGGCACCGCGATTGTAATGCACGGGGAGGAGGGTATTGGAAAGGGGACTTTCTGTGAAATGGTGGGCGGGATCGTAGGTAAGGCACACTATAAACATGTAACCAACCCACGGCACCTTACTGGAAATTTCAATAAACTCTTAATGGATGCCCTATTGGTGTTCGCGGACGAGGTAATCTACGGTGGGGATAGACAAACAAGAGGCATAATCAAGTCTATGGTCACTGAGAAGGAAATGGTGTGTGAGCCAAAGGGTATTGATCCCTTCATGTGCGATAGTCGGATTCGGCTTGCCGTAGCCTCTAACGAGGAGTGGTTCATACCTGCTGGGCCGGAATCCAGGCGCTGGCTCGTTTTGGAGGTCAGCAACAAGTACGCAAATGACAGGCGCTATTTCACTAAACTCTATGACCAAATGCTCGATAATGGGGGGCTAGCTGCAATGATGTTTGACCTCCAGACACGGAAGATTAAGAGTAATCTAACCAAGGCTATCGTGACAAGAGGGCTGATAACACAAAGACAAATATACAAATCCACTGGAGATTCGGTGGACATTTGGATGGACAGGTGCATAGCCAAAGCAGAATTAGGCTGCATCGATGAAGAAGGTATGGGAGGTTGGCCATCGAACGTTGACAGGATGGCATTATTTGAGGCTTATGACACGTGGCTCAGTAATCAGAAAGGGCTACGATCTAAGGGGGTTGCACACTTTTACAGAAAGGTAGAGAGTTATGGGTTTGATAAGCATAGACCGAGACCGGAAGGGGGAGGGGCAAGAAGATGGATGTACAAAGTCCCGAAGCATGAGTTGTTTACAACCGAAAGTGGACCTGATAGTTGATCTACAATTCGGTAGCACTGGAAAGGGCCTTATTGCCGGGTATCTGGGAGAAACTGGAGACTACGATACCTGCATCACGGCTAATATGCCAAACGCAGGTCATACTTATATCGACAAGAAGGGCAAAAAGTACATCTTTAAAGTGCTACCAAGCTCTGCGGTGGGTCGTAGTATTAAGCAAATCTTAATCGGTCCCGGGGCTGTGTTTAGTCTTGATCGACTCCAAAAGGAAATGGTACATCTTAGATCGGATCAAACTCTACGTATTCATCCGAATGCAATGGTGCTAACCGCAAACCATATAAAGAAAGAAGAAAATCTGACCCATATCGGTAGCACTAAACAAGGGTCGGCAGCAGCGGTGATTGAGAAGATGATGCGATCCGGTAAAGTGTCAATTGCTAAGGATTTTTTAAGAGGTACTGCCTACCAGCAGTACGTTGCCACCCACCCTGAGTGGAAGATTAGACTTGAATCATCAAGTGGCATACTTGCAGAGGGGTCGCAGGGCTTCAGTCTTGGGATTAACACCCAGTTCTATCCCTACACCACCAGTCGGGATTGTGGTCCTGCGGCTTTTCTCTCTAACATGGGATTACCGATACCAATGCTTAGCATGGTGATCGGGACCTGCAGAACTCTGCCCATTAGAGTCGGCGGAACTAGCGGTGACTGCTACCCGGATCAGGAGGAACTTTCGTGGGATGACTTAGACTTGACGCCTGAGAAAACCACAGTGACCAACCGGGTGCGGCGCATCTTCACGTACTCTAAAATGCAGATAGAGGAGGCTTGTTGGCATTGCGCTCCTGATCTAGTCTTCTTGAACTTCGCCAACTACGTAGAGAAACACTACGTGGAAAACATAGTGGCCCACATCGACGATATGAGCACCGTCAAGTGGGTCGGATTTGGACCAGCATATAAGGATATAGGGTTAATATGATGGATAAGAAATATATAAGTGCCAGTGAGTCGGACCTGTGCGTAATTTCCAGGGCCATTTTTAAATGGGCTAATACCATTATGCCAAAACGAACTGCAGCAGACGCGATCAAGAAACTTTCCATGGAGGAGGTTCCAGAACTTTGGCGCGCATTGAAGGAGAACGGAGAAATAGACGAGGGTGAAATAGCCGACGTCCTAATCCTTGCACTCGACATTTGTGAACTATCGGGCATCAATCCAATGATTGCGATCCACCAAAAAATGATAGTAAACTGCTCTCGCAAGTGGAAATTTGAATATGGGGTACTACAACACAAGGATTAAACATGCAGTCCCGAATAATGAGTATGGTCGAAATGACCACCGGCAAGGTATTAGGGTTCATAGTTGCTGTGTCATCCCAAATGATAGTTTATCCGTTGTACTTTGATCAACATATACCCATAACCCAAAACATGCAACTAGGGCTGATATTTATGTCGATTGCGGCGATTAAAAGTTATGGAGTGCGGCGATTCTTTAATTGGTTACAATGGGGAAGAAACAATGAGCAAGGGCGAAACAAAGATGTGGGACTACCTAGGGCCAAAACTTAGACCCTATGGCCATTTTGAAAGGATCGAATCCCATGAAACGGCAATTGGAACTCCCGATGTTAGCTATTGTATCGAGGGATACTGCAATCATCTTGAACTTAAATATACCGAAACTGAAAAGAAATGTATCTTACGACCTAGCCAATCGGCGTGGTTCCGTAAGCGTTGCAGAGCTAAGGGGCAGCCATGGCTCCTCCTTTGTGCGTATATACGACAAACGCGAGGGTGGTGCCTCATACCCGGTACAAATGTGCCTGGACTTGTTCACACCAAAGACGTAAAAGATTGGTTACATATGGGGATAATAGTATGGGAAGAGAAGATAATAATAGAACAACTCATGGAGTATCTAAGCATTTACTTGATAGCTCAAAACGAAGGGTCCAATGGTCACCCCAAGGAAGAATCCTCTGGCTTGATATTGCCGTCACACATAAAGAAGAAATAATATGGGTCCATGACCAAATGCGTGAACATGAACCGTGTGTCGCAATGGTGCGAATACACCAAGTTATATGGACTTATTATACTGGTGCAGCGGTACGCGATAAAGACCATCTCACAACTATCGGTGAGTTTTGTTACGACCTTATGAGCGACGCTTTTTCTTTTTCGACTTCTTAGAATGGGCTATAAATTTTTTTGCCCCTTTCTTGGATATACCAATCTTGGATTTCCCAGCCGCTGCTGCAAACATTGCTCGTTTCTGTTTTGCTGATTTGAATGGCATTACTTAGTCTTCCCCTTTACCTTCTCAAAGGTACGAAGCGCACCCAACCCTAAGAGAGCCAGTACAAGTTCCATTATAATGTCCTCTGGTAAGTTAGGTCCTGCCTTGCCTGTGATCCACTGAATCCACGGGTTGATCAAAAACATGTTAGCCAGCCCCATACCTCCAACCCAACCCATCCAGGGTCGCCAACCGGCAACAAATATTGATCGATGGCTGGCCCCAACCTTGTTAAGCTCTATTTGGGCCAAGTTTGGTTGTTGAGCGAGCCGTATTCGTACCTCTTCATGGGTCAGTTTCTCATCTTTCGATGTAAATAACCCGTCGAGTACGTTCCCGATGGCGGTAATAGGGGCAATTACATCCCCTACCCCGAATACTTTACTTAGAAGTCCCAAGAACGTTCTCCTTCTTCCAGTAGCCAAATGCCGCCGCAACAAATGCGGTGGAACCGCTAATGACTCCTGCCGACACGGAAATGGTAGAAAAATTGTCAATCAGCATCCATATCAACGTAACCGCTGATCCGGCTAATGCTGCTGCTGTAATCGTACTTGATGGTCTATTCATATTGAACACCCCGGTCTACTTGGTTTTGGTGGTCGGCCCGGTGGTCGATCCGGTGGGCCTACGGCAGGGACACAGAAAAATTTGTCGGTGCCCCCGGTACTGATGGATCGACAATAAAATTTACACTATTACTATTAGGGGACTCCTCCCCATTAATTGCAATGGTGGTCGCCCAACAGTCGTAAGTTCCCTCAGGCAACGGTGGTGAAGTCCACGTGTCAGTGCCGCCAGTGTTAGGAACATTGCCAAGTACGACTTGATTGCAATAAATATTGTACGACGCAATCTCTGCGTCAGACAACGGAGAACCATCCGTGTTCTGTGTTGGCGGTATCCAGTCAAACGTCTTTGGTTCAACTGCAAACACCAGTGGCGAACAGATTAACAAACAATAAAATAACTTCCTCATGCTAATACCTCTCTTAACCCGGTTACGTATTTAGTCCGTCCTTCTTCCTTAAAGGCTGTTAATTCTTCCATACGGACGTTAATATCTTCTTCCGATATCCCTACATGGACCCAATGCCCAAACTCCTGAATCACTTGATCGTAGGGAAGCTCCATATCACGAATCGTTTCAGCTAGTTTAAGTGGACTTATCGGACGGTGAGGTATTATATCCGCTGCCCTGCCATAAGGATGCGCGGAAGTGGCGGACCCACCTATGAGTTCATTGAGTTCCAATGGCCTATACCCGGAACTAACTGAAAAAGGCACACCGAGTATGTCCCTTGCAGGTTGAAGAATATCAACGCAGAGACGCCGTAAGTTATCAATTACCTCGATAGGTGGGTCCATGTTGATTCCATGGCGTATCGCGGTTTGCGACACCAAGAACTCTTCAAGTGAGAAATTTTCGGTTAGTTTCATGTTGTGTCTTGTAGGGCCGCTTTCGCTTCTTCAAGGGCGTCAAGCTGAATTTCCAGGTCCACTAAATATTCTTCATCGTCTTGAGTCCATTCATCATTATCATCATCACTTCTTTGGAGGAATCTTAATGCCGCCATTTCTTTTCTTGTGGCGTTGATATCTCGTTGAAGAAGAGCGACAAAAGCATTATTGATCGGGGCAGTTTGCTGTGTTACTATCTCCTTGATATCTTCAGCCATCGCATTGATAAGAAGTGGTTGTATAATAAACCAAAAGACAGGGATAAGAATGGCATAGGTGACAAGTTGATTCATCCCTATACGAATACCTCGTTCTTTGACTGTTTGGGTATTAGTCATGTTATTTTACTCCTGATCGCTGTCCGGAGTTGTGCGAATGTACGAGCCGGGAGGCCGTGTAATTGGCGTAAAACATTAAGTTCATCGACCAAAAGCTCAGCAAAAGCTTTTAAGATACGTTGATCATCGAAATCATCCCGTACTTTGTCAGTTTCCGTATCAATTTCTGATTGTAAAAATGCTGTATCCCTTGCTACCTGATTCGCTGTATAATCCGCAAATGCTGCATCGAGAGCCGGTTGTGTAACATCCGGAACTTCTAATTCATCATTATTTGGATCATGAGATAATTGCTCACGATTACTACCCGCAAGTGCAGCAATTGCATGCCAATTATGGTTTATTGTAACTACTATCTTAGCCATTATTCAAAAATCTCCATTTCGATCCACGACTTATTGGCAGTTAAATTTAGAGCAGCGCCAGAGGTCTGTAATACCCATATCTCAAAATAATCTCCGGCTACCGCGTTAATTGAACCTGATTGAACTTGCTGTCCAAAATCTCCCCCAACTCCAGCATTTCCTCCATTAGTAACTGGTCTTAATAGACCACTCGGATCAATAGACCCTGCTACTTGACCGTTTCTCCGGACTTGTATCTGTCTAGCACCAGAGACACTTGATGCCCATACGGCCCCCCCACTAATCCTGGCCTTAGTAACACCAACCGGCACAGTCATCCTAGAGGCATTGATAACGTTGTCATGAACACTGTCCGTATCAAAAACTTCAGTATTCATTACCACGGCTGTATCAACATTATTGGAGATTAATTGAATAGAATTTCTAAATGCTAAAGCTCCTCGTCTAACCGCCGCACTTGGAGGACTTAACGCATTTAATTCAATGTCAACGCCAGCCTCAGTTGTGAACATTGGGGTATTATCATCACGTGCCCAATACTGGCCATGACCAGAGATATCTGGCAATGCTGCCGCTCTTTCCGCCATGAAAGCTGAGAATTCGAAGATAAATTCATTATCCTCGGTTATACGGAAGTGTGTTATACCAGTTTGGTTTCCAGGATTCCAGTATCCCCAATCGTGAATATCAATAGCGCCATTAAAAGCTGATCTACTAAAGAAGCCTGAGGGAGTACCCCCATTTCTATCGGTAGACCAAACTGCGCTGACAGACGCACCAATATTGATATGGATAAAAGCTTTACGAACATCGGTCGTAGAAGAACCACCACCGGAAATCCTACCTAGTGGATTTGTGGGTGGACCTTGAGGATTGATCCTAATGAACGCGTCATTAACAGGTATCCATTGATCAAGACCCACGTCCCAAATGTTTATTTGACCATCAACGGTACCATCGTTTACGGCACCTGAAACACTGGAAAAGGATAAATTACCCGCCCCATCGGTTATTATAGCTTGACCCGCTGCACCATCCGCAGCCGGGAGGAAATAAGTAATAAACTCATCCCAATTCTGACCGGCAAGATTCCAGCGCAAAATGCTCCCGTCAATCGTGCCAATTTGAAAGATCGGCACACTGGTAAATAGACCAATTAACTGCTGCAAATCCTGGACTTCCATAGTGAGCTTGTCTAGCGCATCTTCATGCGACTCAGAATCGAAGGCATCAAACCTAGTATAGTCCAATTCTTGGTCTTGTGGTACAATTCGGGTGACCCGAATAAGTTGATTCAATGGTGGAGCAACAGTAAATACAACCGAACCACCGGGGGTTGTATCTTGATCCGCATTCAAAAGAATTTGATCTAGATCAGTTGAGAAACTGAGACTAATCCATGAAACGTCGTCGGCTCTGAATGTAAAGGCAAACGATGTTTGTGCGCCGTTACCTAAAAAATCGATAGTGTTAGGGTTATTTTGAACTGTCATTCTGGTGTCCTCGGTTTAAAGAACTCCGGTCCTACTCGGCGTTCTTGAATTTGATACTGCCTTAATTCCTCCGGTACTGGAACATCCTCTCCTCGCACCATTCGGCGGAGTCTTATGTACTCTTGTACACTTACTGGGTGGTGGATCAAAATTAAATCACCATTGGCTCTACGGAAGGAATTATTATCTCCACTATGTTTGATCAAAAAATCGAGCATTTGTAATCGCCCGGTCTTACTGCCTAACGCAACAGCCCTGCGTAGTGCATTATCACCATCAGAGCCGGGGCCGATATTACCCTCTTTCACCATTTGACGCCAAATCGGCTTTCTCATTAGTTCTTTTACTACTCTTACACGGGCTAAGCCTACGGTTTCTATATACTTATCATATACAAACCCATCGCCTTCGTCCATGGCGAATAAATCAATACCATCGCCTTGTCCTTTGGGCCATTCTATGGTTCTATTAGGCGTTGATATTGGGATACGGGCATAGGCAAGTGCCATACTTGCTGGGTCAGAAGCCTCAGGATCACGAACATCGAAAGGTATGAACCCACGTGCATAAGCGTTACTGTAATAGTTAACCGGGTCACCTTTCCAATCTCGCTGGGGCGGTAAATCTTCGGAATGCCATGGTGAAGCATTCTTCATTTGTTTGACCACTTGGTCCATCAAGTTTTCGCTGGCACCGGTCCTTCTTGTCTCGTCAGTCGCCCTTCGGATATCACGCAATAGATTAGGTACTACAACTGAGTTAACAAGGCTGGCCACAACTGATCTGGCACGAGCCTCCTCTTTAGATTGTATAGCTGTAATTACATCGGAAACCGTGGACAAATAAGATTCGTCCACTATCATATCTGCTGTATACAATAACCCAGCACCGATCCACTCCAAAGCGGGCTTTCTCTGTTCCTTAGTCATGGCATAATAATCAAAAACCGAAGCAATGGATACTAGGGATTGACCTGCTGGATCGGCCCTAGAAATATCATACCATTTGCCATATACCTTGATCGAATTCGATTGCCAACCAGCAGCTTCCCATACTTTTCGTTCTTCCCAATTAGAAGGACCAGTACCGGTGATATTTCCATTCTGGTACATTTCACCGACCATTATCCACAATCCAGCGGCTATGGTCAATTTTGCCAAAGCCTCTTGACTTTCCGCCGCTGTACCCTTCATAATGGCATTATAAGTGGTACTAGGCGATAGGATCACATTAGCCCCAATCATTTCCATTGAATAGCTAAGCAAATTGGCCGGAGTACGAACAAAAGGTAATATCATATTAACTGCGATATTTCGCTGTTGCGCCGCTGCTGCACCCCTAGCTAGTGCTGCCAATATCCCGCCATACACGTTCGGGTCATTGGTATAGGTTTGTTTGGCAGCGTATTCTTTAGCCATTCGCTGCATTGGAGCATCCGGGCTATCAACATGAGTACGATACTGTGTTTCGAAGTTCAAACCTTTGTGTATGTTATCAGCCCGGGCTTTCATACTAGCTAATTCATGAATCTTAGCCATGTAATACTGATTCTTGAAGAAAGCATCACCAGCCTCAAGTAACCGAACCGGGGTAGTGCCTAATTTGGCAAATGCAGAATCTGGCACATTTATAACGTTGTACCGTAAACCAAGCTCGTTCCAAACTTTACCCTCACCAATATCCCGACCCATGGCTATTTCTTTGGCCAACATGAAACTATCTCGGGCCGAAGAGAAATGACTACGTATCCCTGCATACCATGAATGTGCTGTCATTCGGTCTGCCGGATCGGGTTTAAAGTTTGGATTAATAACCGATAATGCAAGGTCCCGGGCATGGGCCATATTGCTAATGGTCATCCGTAATGGGATAACTCCCAAATGTTGATAGACACCAGAAGCGGAATTACCAAGGAAATTGAAGAAGTGAGTCCTCCAACTCGATAACATCATATTATATCTGACAATCAAAAAGCCCGCTGATACCTTATTACCCCAGATACCATCAGACATTTTTGTTATTGCGCCCACTTTAGTCTGCCCAGGCTTAAGTTGACCCGTTTCAGCAAATTCGGCCATCATGGTAATGGCACGTTCTGTGTTAGCTCTGCCACCACTAATGGAGAGTGAGTCCATTATAGCCTGCGAGAACTCATAAATTTCGTCCGTGGGACGAGTTTTAAGAATTTGGAGTTGTCTGGCAGCGTTACCGGATACCCCATAAAAAAGGTCCCGGGTCGCGACAAATTGGGTATGTGCTTCATTGAACATGGCCATTTGTTGATCTGTTAATCTACCATTATTCTTTAACTCTTGACCCAATACACGGGCAAGATCATGCATACCTTTAGCCTGAGCGTTGTACGTGTCCCGTAAAAACAAAAGTTCAGCTGGGGTCCAATGCGCAGAGAGGGTCTTATTAGTAATATTAATCCCCATTTTACGCAAATCTTCCACCATCGCTTTTTGCTCTGCATCGGTAATTTTAACCTTCTTAAGTTTACCGGATAAAATATCCTCGTTCATGGCCATAATTCGGGCCGCAGATGTAGTGAAAGGCGTCAATTCCATGGGTCCGGCCATCGTCGGTTTAGGACGAGACTCAAGGACCTCAAACTGGTTACGACGTCTATTGACCTCTTCACCAGTGAGTATATTCCGTAAATGATACCAACCATTCTTGGTACGACCCATTACCTCGAATTCCGTGCCTTTTTCTATGCCACGTACAAGACTTCCAGGTAATGAGGCAGTTTTAGCTACAACCTCATCTTGTAAAGTTTGCTCCATTTCCAGAATACGTCTGGCAAATGCCCTTGATTCAGCTATGGGCAACTTAGTCGGAGTAACTTGATCGGCCATTGCAGCACCGAATCTGGCAACATCTACAGGGTCACCACTAATGTTAATAGTGCCTGTGGCCTCTGGTGCGAATGCTTCAGCTGGGTCAAAATCCCCACGTTCTGTGGTATGGCTAGTACGTGGAGATTTACCTTCTCTGTCTGCTACACGCCATGCCTTATCCGCTGCCTGTAAATCATGGCCACGATATAATTCCCCACCGTTTCCTTCAACCTCAACGACAAGTTCCCCGCCACTACGTTCATGCTCCATATTAAGCCACTTTTGCATGGCTTTATCGAAATCAGCATCTGTGCCCCCTCTTTCCAAAGTGCGATAAGCATCATATAATGCTTTTTCCACCGGATCAGTTGGAGCAGGCGCTTCTACTGCAATAAGTCGATCTGCTGAAATTGGTCTAGTAGGTTCTAATCCACCTGTAATTTCTGCTTTAACACCGGTTTGTGCAGCAACCTTCTCAATTCTTTCAGTGGTTGCTGGAGACATTCCAGTGGCGTCAAATACTACCTCACCTTCTGCACTAAGTGTAACTTTGAACCCGGCACGTTCCAACTTATCCACAACATTGATAGGATTCATTTCCAGCTTAGCAATTGCTTCATCATCCAAACCACGCGCCAAGCCTTCTTCTACTGTAAACGGTTTCCCACCCAATCGGCCTGGAAGTATTTTCTCCCGTTGACTGATTAAATTGTAAATAAATTTTTTCATTTCGGTGGGTTCGCCATCGATTTCGATATGACCTTCTGGTGATCCTCCAAATTTGTCAGAGGGACCAAATTCTTTAAACTTTACACCGGCCCTAGTGGCAGCTTGCTTGATTTTATCAATATTAGCTTGCGTCATGGGCGGATATTCACCCTTAATACCTACCATGTGCTTATCGAAGGCTAAACCACCAGTATCCACATTGACGATTACATTATAGCCTGACTTTTCAAATGCGCTTGCGAGTCTCGCCTCCGGTCCCGCTAATTGTACCATTAATTCCCAATCCGCGTCCGGCATATCTTTTGGTTTGCCTTTAGCCACAAACTCCTCTGGTGTTTGACCTCCCCTCATTTCAGTAAACAATTCAGTCGGAGTTATGGGTTTTAAAGATATTCCTTCTGCAGAGGCCATATTCTTGGCAAATGCTAATTTTTGTTCTGGGGTACCATCAATAATGACACCCTCATGGTGATCTATTACTTTTACACCCGTTCCTTTAGCTGCCTTATCGATTGCAGGACGCATGGCAGGATTGTCTTTAGTGTCGTATCCTAAATTACCATTCTGCCATTCATATATCCAATCGTTATCTAACTCATACAATTGCTCCATTGCCCGGGCCAATTCTTCTTGCGCTGTAAGTTCGGCTCCTACTCGAAGATCATGAAACTCTTTTATCGCTTCCGAAAGGGCAATTTCATCGACAGTACCATCTGGGTTACGGGGTAATTCACCGCCCTCCTCAAAAAACCTATTAAGAATCGCAGCTGATTCATCCTGTTTACCAGCCCTTGCTGCTGCTCTTGCAGATGCTTTAAGGGATGATGTTATTTGATCGACGGACAAACCTGCTGCTACCCGTTCTGTCTCAAGTATTCTAGTACCCTCTACAAGTCTTTGTATTTCATCATGCATGGCGGCAATTTTATCCATGCGACGACCCATCAAACCACCGACACTACCGCCCAATGCTGTACCTGCACCAACACCAATAGTAGTGGCTAATGCAGTTCGACCATAGTCAATGTCCTGTCGAGCACCCGCTTCTTGCTCAATATTCTGAACCACTAAATCAAATCCACCTGCAAGTGTGCCGCCTTCAAAAGAACCGGCTGACGCACCAATAATGCCCACTTGGATCGCTTTTTTGAGTTCAGATTTTACTAAAGCTTTAGCTGCTCCTCTGGCCGCAATACTACCAACACCTAGACCGACATAAGTAGTAGGATCAGTGGCGATACCAAGAAGCGCTCGGGTAAACTCCACAGAACCACCGTCTGAATGCTCATACATTCTGATTAAATTCAGAAAAGCGAGCGCCATCTTGGGGTCTTCGGACGTCATAATTTTATGAGCATAGCTCATAGTCGAAGCCACGTTCCAGGTGAACAGGGATAGTTCTCTTCTGGCCCATTCACCGATTTGGTGATCGGTCATATCGGGAATTTTAGGAATTTCGTCACGAGGCGTGAGCCAAGGAGTGGTTCTTACTTCCATCCTTTCCCTTTCTGGATTAGGGGACCCCATAGCTTTCCACACTACCTTGGCATTATCGATCCAATCAGGTGAACCGGCCATCTGTTCTGTTGTAGGTTCTATGTAATTTAAAGCCTCAGATTCCTCAGGTGGGAGCCACATGCCCTCCACCGCTTTTAATTCGGTATCCCGCCCGGTGTCGTCCCCGGCACCCTCGGGAGCGCCTTTCGAGGTATCTCCGGGCGCATCGGTACCGGTCTCCTGGCCATCGGGACCCGGGGCCGGTATGTCGGTGGTGGGTACCACGTCCGCGCCCCCCGTGGACACGGAGACACGCCCATCAAGAGCCGCCTGCTCAATGGCCTGGGCTTCCATGAAGGCATTATGGGCCTCCTGTTCGGACATATCCCTTCCATTAGGCAAAGATTCACGCCACAAGTCATACTGATCCCCAAGACCCAACGCATCGAGTCTCCTGCGCCGAATCTCTTGCGCTTCTTGCATTACATCATATTCGGTGGCGCTCATTCAACTAGTGCCTCAAATTGCGTGTACATTGGGTTATCTGGCTCAAGATCTAATCTTCCACCTAGTGGAGCTAGACCCTGACCTCTGTAATATTGTTTAAATAGAACATCAATTTTATTCCATTCTTGTTGATCCATGGTTGTTCTCTGATCAGCAAACCACACCACAAATTCTTCCTGAGCCGCTATATCAAAACTATAGGTTTGTTGTGCTGTGTTAATAACTATCCACTGGCCTGATTGCGGAACCGCCACAAGAAATCTAGCATTGATACCATCTGAAAAATTGTTCGGATTAAAAGCGTCCTTATTGGCGGTAAAATAATCAACGGGTTTGGCATCCGCACCATAGGCGTCCATATAATTATCCAGACCCCTCTTAAACTCAAGAGCCGCATCAACTTGATGTTGATTACCGCCAAGAGCTATGGTGATTTGACCCTCAAGATCGACCGCAACGTGGGTCCATGTGTAAACTTGCTTAAGGGCACGATCATATTCATCGCTCTCAAGCGTTGCTAACTCTATCGCATCAATTTCTTTTCGAAGTTTAGCGGCATCTGTTCCAGTTAACCTAGCTGGTAATCCAGAAGGGGTACCATTAGGGTTTAATCCTGCCGCTGCCATTGAAACTGTCAATCTTAACAGATCAGCCCGTTCTTTTACCCTAGCACGATTGCCAGTATATGGTAAAGCAGTCATTGCACTCCGATACAGGCTTAACGCGACTGGATCAGAGGCTCTAGTTGTACTACCATCTTGCAAAGCATTATACAAAGTCCAACCAGCTGAATTTGTAATGTCCCCAACTAGGACTAAATCGGCCACAGTCATTTCATTAAACGGGATATCTGGACTAACGAGTTCGAAAAATGCCTTTGCCGCATTTTCCCCTTGCCGCTCCAATTCCTCAGCGTCAAATTCATTACGCCGCGTATCCATTTGAGCGCTCATGGTACGTATTTGCGCTGGGGTCATACGAGTTTCGTCAGAGTACATTGCCTCTTCGATTAAATCAATTTGATCCTTAGTAGTGGCTGCGAAAATTTGATTTTGTACCTCAAGCTGATCGATTAGTGGTCCAATCTCGGCAAGCCGATCCTCGACCCACTTGGGGTCAGCCCCGAGCATTTGCTGCCGACGGATTATTTCTCTTGCCTGTTGCTCCTTTATTGCTTTATCTGCATCAGATGCAATAGTATCTCTGACCGCTTTCTCAGCCATGGCTTGATTATATGCACGACGTCTAGCGATCGATGCTGCATTAATAGCGAAAGTTCCAGGAGCAACGTACCGAGTTCCTACATCCTCAAGGAACTTAGCCCGGGCTTCCCTGTTCGAAATTCGATTAGCCCAATATTGTGTGATTTCCTCGCTTTTAATCTTCCACCATTCATCCGCAATCTCATGGGTGAATACCCTAGGAGTGCCGATTTCTACCCTATCACCTTTAATATCGGTTATAGTAGTACCATATTCATGTACAATTTCATCCGGTATTTCTTCTGAGGGTATTGTATTTGTCTTTTCTAACTTGGCTCTAAGTTCAGCGAAATCGTTAGCTGCCCCGGCTGTGGCCTCGTTTAATTCGGTATCGGCATCTTGTAATGCTACCTCCGCTATAACTTTACCAGTAGCACCAATAAGTTCCTGCGCAGCCTTACCCCGGGCCTCATAATTAGGCTGAGGAATATTGCCAAAAGCAAATTCACCAACGGGCTGTTGAGCTATATCAGGTATTTTTAAAGCCACAACTATACAGTCCCGTAAATCGAAGTACCAGTTTGAATACCACCAGTAATGGACCTCATCACATTGGTCTGGTGAGCAACACTAGCTCTCCTATGACCAAGCTTTCTTGCCGTAGCAGCAAATTTTGTCATCCAATCAAGTTCAGTCTTAAATTCCCGGGCCATTGTATTTATAACACCTTGAGCAGTAGACCCACCTGTGTGCAAAACACCAGCCGCTTGGCTTATGGCCTTAGCAGCACCAAGAGTCTGTCTCTGTTCAAATTCGCGTCGACGAATTTTCTCAAGATTGTCACTATAGGCAAGTTCAGTCTGCTGCTTGTCAACATCCTTTTGACTTTTAGCACCAAATATGCCTGCGCCAGCTGACAATAAGCCAATCGCAGCGGCAAACCACCCCATTATCGTGTCCTCGATCCTGTAAGTATATTACTGACCATTTTCTCGGTCCTGCCCTGTCTTCCATCCGAGAATCTGGCATCAGCCAGCTTGGTATCATACATTTCCTCCATATCCTCTTTTAATTTCCTATTCTCGGTGAAAACCAAGCATGTATCCGCTGCAAGTCTAGCAGCCAACGCATGGATAAAGGATGGAGAGTATAAATCCGCATTCGTTATCCGAACAATGAAGATACAATGTACTACCTCTTCTCTTGCAAGGATAAATTGACCTTCTTTGACCCAATCGGCCTGTACAGCACCCCTTGTCGCCTCAGCCACCTGACTGAATAGGGTGGCACCAATATTCTGTGGCCTTTGAACCCTATGAACGAGCAAAACATCACTCGGGATCAAAAATTTCTGAGCGAACCCAAACGCGGGTACCGGTAATACGGGAGACAATATCTCTCGTCTGATCGCAAAAGACCAAGTATAATCGCCCAATACCTTATCCCGGGATAGGGCATAATTAGCATTCATGATCTTCGCTTCGTTCTGTTCATCAGTCAGAGCGTTGATCAAATTCTGACCCATCCACGACAGGGCAAGATTTACAATTTCTACTGGACCAGCCATTATACTTCCTCAGAAATAATCTTACCAAATATGGCAGATACTTCCGTAATCAGGGGTTTATCCTGTGTTATTTTCAAATCTCCCTCACCTGAACCCAAATCAATCATATCAGTATCGCCCGTGATGAAAGGTTCACCAGTACCCATCGGGGTACTTGGAGTCCTATCTCTTGCTGCAATACCTTCAATAATGGGTACCGGGGAATCATTAAGTCTAGCAAAGACCTTATTCCACCTACGTTTAGATACTTGAGACGTACCTCTTTGAGAAACACCCTCTCTCGATAACAATTGCCAATCGTTATCGTAGAAAAGCCCAAGAAATACAGTTTGACCAGCCGCCCATGGCTCAAATACACTGGATTCATCGAGAACAGCTGTAACATTTGGGTGCACTACATAAGATATATCACCAGTAACTGGATCTACCACTTCAACAATAGCGTTAATGCTATAAGAATCCATGAATAAAGTACCAGAAGCGGTTAAAGTAACAGGATCAACCACACTAACAATAAATTGATCTAATGCCGGACGAAGGCCAGTTTCAAAACCCAACAATTCATGGAATGGCCGACCTACATTAGGCATACCTACCCGATTAATAATCATCCAAAGTTTAGCGCCTTTAGACGTATTAATCTTGGTAATATCCATGATCCGGTTTGTCTGTTGCGCAACATTATTAGTCTGATTTGCACCCCCGGGTTTT